ATTCATACCAAGACGATGCTAAAGAACAATTAATCGATATGGAGAAGCTTGATTCAAATTTCGTGTCTGAAAAAGAATACAAACAAAAATTTAATGGGTTTGATGATGCAACATTAAAATACATGTGTGAGTTAGAAAATAAAAAACTTGAAGACGCACGAATACCACCATTGATTGTTAGAAATGAAACTGTAACATTAAAAAATAATTTATCTGAAGAAGTATATAATGGTAAACAAACAGACGCAAAATGTGACACAAATTGTGAAAGTAATTCTGGGAGATTTACCCAAGAAAAAAAAGAAAAGGAAAAAGCGTAAAAAATCCGCACCTAAACCAAGAAGCGCGATTGAAGTTGCTCGTAATCCACAACCCTATCAATTCTCTTTATATACCCCTCCCTTTCCAAGTGTGATAAATCACCAACCAAAAGCAAATTTGAATACACAAAATTTAGCGAATACCTTTCGTAATATTCAAGATATTAATGTTAAAGAATTAAATCGATTGCGTGGAGATTTAACGGCGTATAGACAAGAATCACAAACAATATTTAAAAAACTTGTAGCATTTCCAAAAGAGAGAGTAGTTGTTGAAACGGTTGAAGAACGCCCACCATCACCAATTGAATCACCATTAGATTTATCTGTTGAAGAAGTTGAAGAAAAAGAAGAACGCCCGTCATCACCAATTGAATCTCCATCAGAAGTTGAAGAAGTTGAAGAAGTTGAAGAAGTTGAAGAAAAAAAGAAAGTTACATTACCACCTCGTAATCCTGAAGATGAACTACCAACACGCCGTAAGTATCAACGCAAAAATAAATCAATGCCTATGTTAAAGAGAGAGTTAAAATCTCAAGGTATCTCTTTTCGGTCAAATATTAAAGCTGACGAATTACGAAAATTGGCGCAAGACAATGGAATTAGTATTCAATTATAATCTCAATCTATATAAATGACAAAATTATTTTTCCTTGTCATGTATAGTGACTATGACAAGACAAGGATAGGTTATGCTGGGTTATATCCTTCCAAGCAAGAAATTTTAAGACGAATTCCTATTTTAAATTACAATGATCTTATCTATAAAAAGACAAAATACAAGACGGCAAAAAGTTTATTCCAGTGCGTTGAGATACCAAGTAACAAGAAATATTATTTTAGAAATTATTGTTTGTGTGATTACAATAGAAGGCGACGAGTTAATACCAATTGAGTTATTAAAAATATTTTAATAATACAATGGACGAGTTAAAAACTGAATTAGATAATTTGTCTTTTCCAACACAAAAAAGGAAAAATATATCCAAAAAAAAGTGTGATGGTTTTGTATTAGGTTATATTATTCCACGAGGAAAAGGCAGATGGACTGGGACAGAACCTCGTTTATCCAGCAAATCTACACAGGAAAAATATATAAAAATATACAATTTGTTAAAACAAATCGCTCCACCAAATTTTGAATATACAAGTATACAAGTCAATAAGAATGTAAAATGTGGAAAACATATTGATAGATACAATAAGAAAGATAGTGCAATTATTGGACTGGGTGATTACACAGATGGGTCTTTAAGAATATATGATAAAAAAAACAATTATGAAGATATTGATATCAAAAATAAATTTTATATTTTTAATGGGAGTAATTATCATGAAACACTGGATTGGACTGGAACACGCTATTCTGTGGTGTATTTTTCTCTTAAATAACATTAATTACACAATTACACAAAAGTTAACTTGTGTAGTGTAGTGTAATATTTTAAGATTCAACCTCAACTTCTTGTTTCACATCTTGAGTTTGCTCTTGAGTTATTTCTGTTGAAGGTGGTTTCACATTAGACACATCATATTCTGATAATAGCACTGAAATACTTGTCCCACGATTATTTGAGATATTACGAAGCATATTGTACGATCCTGACTCATCGGCGCGTTTTAAAACAATTTTAACAATACTTCCCTCGGTTAAACCCAGGACTATAAACTTTTTGAGATAAGATGCAACAGAACTACCTGTTATTTCTTTTCCACTTCGCTGACTAAACAACGCCTTCTTTTCAGCATCGCCTAAAAATTTCTTGATCATATTCGTAAACTTCAATACATTAATGACATTCTTTTTCTGTCCATATTGTTTTACAGTCTTGTATCTGTTACGAATGAAAATTACTTTATTACCATCTACAATTAAATGATTGCGATTCTCGTCATAATTTTCTTTAGGTTTTGCGTGGACATCTGCGAGGGCTATATCCATATTTCTACAGGTTAATTTAAACATCAAAAAAGAAACAATGAATTTTTTTGGATTCATCTCGTTCTTGATTGCAGTTTTTAACTCTTTGTAGGTTGGTAAAGTTTTATCAAGATTACCATTCTTGCTTACTTGTAGTGAGCGTTTATCTTCGCGTATCTTTTTATCCACAACATCAAAGTCAGATTTATTTTTTTCATAGTCAAAAATCTTCTTTGCTATAACAAACACAGAATGTCGTGTCGATGGATTCTCAACATTTTCAATAGAAGTTAAAACATCTTTTAAAGACATCTTTTTTATTGGCTTCCTACGGTCGGTTAACTTCAATAATTTCCTTAATCTCAAATAAGACCCTCTATAACTTTTTGCTGTAGATTCACTCATGTCTTTCAATATACGATTTAGTTCGCGTTCCATTTTATATTGAAAGATATATTAAAATAATTCATTTTTATTTTTTATTTAAAATAATTAAAACCATAAAATAAAAGAAAAGACAAAATTAGAAAGTTAGAAATCAGTATTTGTAACATTGTAAATAGCAATACACTATAAAAACAACACAAAAAGAGATAAATGATGATTATTTTCATTTTTTGTGAGTTTTACTATGTTGTTATAATACTATAATTTAAATTATGTGAG